CCGTGACCTTCCCCAGTTCTATCGGCCATTCGACGATCCCCGGTTCTTCATCGCGGCGCCGACCGTGGATCAAGTCAAGGAAATCTACTGGGAAGACATCAAGGCCTTGATCCCCGCGCGGTTCTTCTGGGGCCGCCCGAACGAATCTACCCTCCAGATCAGGCTCATCAACGGCGCGCGGATCCGCCTCATGGGAATGGACAAACCATCCCGAATCGAGGGGCGCCCGTGGGATGGTGGCGGGCTCGACGAATACGGCGACATGAAGTCCGACGTCTGGGTCGCTCACGTCCGGCCGTGCTTGTCCGATAGGATGGGGTGGTGCGATTTCGTTGGGGTGCCCGAAGGCCGGAATCATTACTACGACTTGACGAAACACGCCGAGGAGTTGGCGGCGAAGGCCGTCCGGGAAGGTGTCCCGAGCGACTGGGCCGTGTTCCACTGGCTGTCCGCCGATATTCTCGACCCGGGGGAGATCGCCGCGGCCCGCGAGTCCATGGACCCCCTGACGTTTAAGCAGGAATACGAGGGGTCGTTCGAGAACTTCACGGGCCTGGCTTACTACAACTTCGACGCGAAGACCCATTGCCAATCGCTCGATTACAACCCGGTGCGGACGCTCCTCCTGTGCTTCGATTTCAACGTGTCGCCGGGCGTGGCCGTGGTCGCGCAAGAACAGATTCTGCCGAACGGGCAGACGGGCACCGGGATCATCGGCGAGGTATTCATCGAACGCAACTCGAATACCATCATGGTCTGTGATCGGATCCTGCAGGATTTCGGCGGGCACCAGGGCCGCGTGCTGTGCTATGGCGACCCGTCCGGCGCATCCGGTGGGTCCGCGCGCCTAGAATCAGACTGGGAGATGATTCGGCGGAAGTTGCGGTACGGCTTCAAGAATGACGTGCACTACAATGTCCCGAAGAGCGCACCGAAGGAACGCGACCGGGTCAACTCGATGAACTCCCGTCTGCAATCGGTCGACGGCACGGTGCGCATGATGGTCGATCCCTCCAGGGCGCCGCACGTGGTCAAGGATTTCGAGGGCGTCGTGTGCGTCAAGGGTGGGAGCGGGGAGTTGGATAAATCTCCGGGTCCATTGACGCATTTGACCGATGCGTTGGGGTATTACGTCCATCGTCAGTTCCCGATCGGAGTTGAATACAAGAAATCAGGTAAGAGGTATATTTAGTCGTGACCAAGGGATATAATGGATCACGTATCGAGGGTCGCCTGGGCCCCGCCACAACTCACCCGCTACACCTTGACGACCTCCTCAGCCTGGGCGATCCTCTTTTCTTGGAGAATGGATCATGGACGAATTGAAGATGGTATCGACCGACGAACTGCTCGAGGAACTCGGCAGACGTGGCGTGGCCGCTGTATTCGCCCAACTTCGCCGCGGCGAGGACGCGGATTTCGTCAAGTACAACTACACGGGGTCCGTGTACACGTGCCTCGGGTTGCAAGCGGGACTGCAGGAATACCTCATGTCCCTGCTCATGGCGGCCGAGGACATCGACATGGGGGACGACGACTTCGAGCGTAAGTGGGCCGCGGGGGGATCGCAACGGTGATCGTCTCCGTCTGTGAACGCACGAACGCCGGGACATGGAGCCAAGCCACGATCGACTTCAAGTTGAAGCAGTGGCGGCGGGATCCGTTCGGCGCGGCATTCGAAGAAATGGGTTGCCCGATCGGATCGATGTCCCGGGCTCGCATGTCACGGTTGATGTGCCTGCATCCCGACATCTGTCTGAACTTGCTCCCGCCGTCCGCGACGTTGGGGGACTGGGATAATGTGGCCGCTCAGCAGATGGCCGAACTGATCGTTCCATGGTGCGCGCTCAACGGCCATTCCCTTATGCTCATGGGGCGGCGCGTCTTGCGAGCGTTCGGGAAGCAAGGGGCGATATTCGGGGAACGGTTGGAATGGACTTCGGACACGACGGTAGTGCATGGACTGGCACTGCCGCATCCGGGCGGTAGATCGCGCTACTTGAACGACCCGAAGCGGCGCGTGGAAGTGAAGACATGGGTCGCGGAATTCAGTGCCGCAGTGAACGGCCGGGAGGTAAAGTCATGAGTCGGAAAGTGGATGCGGTAATCTTCATCTGCCTGATGGTCGCCGCGCTGATGCTCGCGGTGTCCGTGGCGTTCGGAGACGAAGGCACGGACCTGGGTGACCCAGCGAACGCGGTCATGAAACCCCTGGTCCGCGTGCGGACCGCCCAAGCGTCCGGGTCTGGCGTCCTGGTCTATTCGGAAGACCGCGAGGCGGGCGGGGAATTCCAGACGTTCGTATTGACGAATCAGCACGTAGTGAGCGACGCGATCCACGTCACGAAGACATGGGACTCGCTGCGCCAGCGTCACGTCTACACGGAAGCCAACGACAAGGTGACGGTCGAACTGTTCACGTACCTGCGCAATGGCCGCACCGTGATAGGGCAACCCGTCAAGGCCGAAATCGTGGCTTACAAGGCAGACGAGGACCTCGCATTGCTCCGACTGGATTATCCCCTGGAAGTGTCGGACATCGCGGCCCTGTGGCCCGCTGCGGCGCCCCTGCGTTTGCTTCAACCCGTCTGGGCCGTGGGGTGCTCGCTCGGGGTAGATCCCACCGTGACCGATGGGCAGATCACCGATCTCGAGGAATTGATCGACCGTAAACCATACGTCATGCTCAACGCACAGATCATATTCGGCAATTCAGGCGGGGGCGTGTTCGCCCGAGACAGTCAGGACGACATCTACTTCGTCGGGATCCCGAGCCGAGTGACCGTCATGCGCGGCGGGCAGGTGTGCCCGTGGTTGGCCTTCATGATTCCCGTCGATAGAGTGCGCCGGTGGTTCGCTGCGGAGAAACTTGAATTCCTGATCGACGCGACGGTCACGCCGACTGCGTCGTTCGAAGCACGGACGAAGGCACGGGGTGCCCCCGAAGCGGCCGAAGAAATGGGGCCTCAGAGTCCCCCGCAAGACTGGGGGAATTGATGATTGCCAAGAACCCGGCGAAGAGGTAAAATAGATGAACCGTTGGGAGCGGGGCGAATGACGCACGTACCGCGAGGACGCGATTATAGTCCGGCGGGGCGCTTCGCCTCAGCTCCCAACGGCTCTTTTCGTATCATCTATGCCGATCCCCCTTGGTCGTACCGGGATAAGAAGGTAAGTGGCCGGACGCGGTGCGGGGCGGAGAATCACTACGATTGCATGACAACGGGGGAGATCGCCCAACTCCCCGTAGCAGATCTAGCGGATCCCGACGGCGCGGTCCTCTTCCTATGGGCGACGTTCCCCCTGATCGAATCCGCGTTGTCCGTGATCCCGGCGTGGGGGTTCGAGTACAAGACGGTCGGGTTTACGTGGATCAAGACGAACGCCGACGGCACGCCGTGGTTCGGCGTGGGGGCGTACGCGAAGTCGAACTCCGAGGTTTGCCTCATGGCGACCCGAGGGCGCGTTGGGAGGCTCATGCGGGATCGGAGGGACGACACCTTCCGGGTCCAGTCCAATTACGTCTCGTCCGTGGTCATGGCGCCGCGCGCCGGGCACAGCGAGAAACCATCAGTCATCCGTGATCTGATCGTCGAGTTGTTCGGCGACGTACCGCGGATCGAGTTATTCGCTCGACAGCACGTGCCCGGATGGGAAGGCTGGGGCGCGGAATACCCGGCACCAGGAGAAGGATATGGCGAAGAAGGGATCCCGACAGGGACTACCAGTTTACCAACGTGATTATCTCGTCGATCTCGAGGTCCACGATCTGAAACTCTTCCCATCGCAGGATGTGAAGAACAAAGAACTCGACGCGACCCACGCCGTCTACGACGAGAACATCGACGAATGGATCTTCCGGCGAGCGACGTACAGCGGGATCAAGGCCTTGCTGAAACTCGATCTCCTGTGGCGGCACGAACGCGAATCCGAGGAGAACTGGGATCGGCGGCGCCGCGAGATGTATTCGTTCGGGTACACGAAGTCGATCGTGGACCTGTTCACGTTCTACCTGTTCAAGCACGAGGTCGAACGCCAACTCGGCACGCTCAGCGAAGACCCCCTCTGGCAACTCTTCATGGACGATTGCGATCTCTACGGGACGGAACTCGACGAATACCTCAACGAACAGAGCAAGTA